CGAGAGGCCTTTAGTGTTTTTCACTAGATCCAATTTGAAAGGCAGGACTTCAATGTCTAATATGATTCTTGGTAGAATTACCAGGAAAACGAAACCGCTTGTCTCCATACTAACAGCTCTTCCGAGTACTACGCATAAAAATGCGTCCGGTACTGTGGTCGAGACGTATGCATCTGGAGGGCCCATTGAGACCCTCCGGGTGGAAGAAGCGATCACGTACACAACTAGGTCTAAATCGCAACCAAAGCGATCAAACTTTTGTGCTCATATTGTGACAACGAAGAAGACGTTGGGAGATATTCCAGTTTCATGGAATGCCGCTGATCTTAACCCCGCTCATGTGGGGTGGACGTGGCAACCATTCTGGGATTTCCAAGCGTCTGAAACTGCTCACGGTTATGCTCTTCCTATCGCCCTCGCTGCCCTAGGCTCTAACGGCCTTGGGAAGCTACAGGCGAATTGGTTGAACTATGCAGGGACGGGATTCCGAGCCCTGCAGCCAGATCTCACTAGGTTGTCTTTGCCGAATTTCTTAATCGACATTAAACAAATGAGTGGACTGGCTAACGACGTGAAGTTACTCTCTGGTCTTGCGAAACCCGGTCCGAAGTCTGCGTTTAAGACGCCTCTTCAGATCAAAAAGGTTCTTCGCGAGCTCCCAAAGGGCGACAAATTCAAATCGGCTGCGAAGCTGGCGGCAGAGAAGAGATTGAGCTACAAGTTTGGATGGAAGCCTACTATAGGCGACGTCCGAGCCATGCTAGACTCTATCATATCTCTAGATACGCGGCTCCAGGCGTTCAAAAACAGTATTGGACAGACTTTGTCCTACACCAAGACTGTTGAGAACGTGGATACGTGGAAGGTGGGCCAGTTTTTGATGAATGCAGATGTGCACTATCAAGTTAACTGGTCGGGATACCTACAAGGGAAGGTTCAGTATAACGCAAAGTACCAACCACAGCCTCTTGCTGTTCTTGGACCTCTTGACGAAACGATCCGAGGTACATTAGATCACTTCGGTGTCGAACTGAACCCGCAAATACTTTGGGATGCCATACCATTCTCTTTCGTCCTGGATTGGTTTACAGGATTCGGAGATTGGGTTGGGCAGTACAAAATAAATGCGCTCGATTTACCCATTAGACTTATAGACTCAGCTGTGAGTTATAAGGAGACCTATCAAGTGGGGTCGTCTTTAGTGGTCAACCCTAACGGGTACCCAACGGACGTCACACAGACAACTAAGCCTGTCGGATTCTCGAGCTTCCGGAAATTCTTTCACCGGATGCCCGTTGACCCAACCATATCCACTTTTCGTGAACTTGGCTGGCGTAATCCCACAGGTAGCCAGTGGACAAATCTTGTCTCACTAGCTACCGTACTTACATTGTAAATGTGCAGTGTATTGCGGCTCGAGCGATATTCGACTCTCCGTCGAAGTATCACGTCGAGGTCAGTATCATCCTAGCATCGTACAAGTGGCTTATTTTCATTTAGCTACTCATGGTGATTAGGAATACGTTAACCTTTCCGGTGCAAATTTGCGTGCCGGAGATCATTCCCCCTCTGTGGGGAGAGGCATTCCACATGTCCATAGGTACTTCACTCACGCTTTCCAAGGATTCCGCAACAGACGTCGACACCAATACGGTGGTCTATGATCTGTTGGCGGCAGACTCCGGTAGGTCGGATTTTTCGGTGGCAGGCATCACGCCTCCGTCGGCAAAAACCGCGAATATCGGTCATCAGGTTGGAAAGAGCGGCGAAGCACGTCACAAAGTTGGCTTAGATCGAACTGAGATCGACGCTTTCGGAGTGGCGGCTACACTTAGCACTTATATAGTGCAAGTGCGCCCACCTAGCTCGGCCCTAACAAATGCGATCTGCATCGAAGAGGTAAATCGACTTGTCGATTTTATCATCGAAGGCGGATCAAATGCGAATTGGACCAAGGTTCTGAATAACGAAGTTTAGAGAAATCAACTTCGCCAGGCGTAATGCCTAGGAACCTGTGTGGCG